ACGCCGAGCATTACGCGGACATTTTCGGCATTGAACTCTTGCTCGACGCCGGATTTCTTGACGCCTTTCCAGTTCGTGACGAGCTGCATAAACAACTCGACCTCTTTCTCCCGACCTTTTTTCGCTTCCTTGAGCTGGTCGGCAATCGACGCCTCGGGTTTTTCCTCAGCGTCGAGGCCGAACATTTTAACGGAGAGCTCCGCGATATCGTCGCGGTCCTTAAGTTCGACCTCGATCTTGATCGAGACCTCGGTCTCGACCGCTTCCTCTTTGTCTCCCTCGCCTGGTCGTAAAACGGTCCACTTTACCGGAATCCAAACGAGGGGCCGGTCGGCGAGGTCAAACATGAGATTTCTCCTATTTGCTGATAAAGACGATCTCGTCGTTACCAGCGTTCGGGAGAGCTGTCACCGGTATTGTCATCATGACGATACCTTGCTCCTCGGAGAGCTCGACATTGCCGGAGATCTGAATTTTCGGAATGTCGATCTCGACGATATTCCCCGCGACCGTGCCGTGAACAATGTCCGCGACCATTGTCGTTCCGGGTCGAATCATCGAGAAATAGTTTTTCGAGGTAAGGTCGGGCAGCTCGGCGACAATCTGTCCCGACCAAGAGCGTTCGCGATAAGCGACCTTGTCCTGAGGACCGATAAGCGAGCGATATTGGAGATCGACATTCGCGTTCAGCGCAATTCGCCGCAACGGCAAAGCGAAAGTGTCGAGCGTGAACGTCGTATTCTCCGACGACGCGATAACCGGGTCGGTAATGCCGGAAAGCGTGACCGCGCCGGGGGTCGCTTCCTCGGCAAGGTTCGTCGGAGCGCGACCGAGTAGTGAACAGTTGAAAATCGGGAACTCGTCGTCCTCGATCGTAAAGCCGACATTCATCCGGCAACCGATGGATTTGAGGAGGAGATTGTCCAAATAACCCCAATGCGTCGCCGACTTAACGGTCGAGGTCGGGGTCGAGGTTGCCGATACGCCGGCCGAAACCGAGGCGGCGGCAAAGCCTGCATATTCGAGAGCCTTTTGCCACTGAGCAACGGTTCCCGCCGCTCCGGCGCCGTGCATTTCCATGTCGAACGACGCGCCACGCTTGATCGAGGCCATAAGGACCGGGTCCGCGCCGAAAAACGCCTTTTCGATATTCCGGACCTTTTGATCGGCGTCCATGAAAGTAGGCTGATAATTCAAAACGCGAAGCGCGTTCGCTGCTGTGGTCGGGGTCGAATCGGTTCCCTCGGTTACTTCCTCCTTAAGGAGGATAACCTTTTTATCCCATGACTTAGGCATTTCGGAAAATCTCCTCTTATGCCGTCACGCCGTCGACCGCTTGGTCGTTCGGCTCGTCGGCGGTTTCGGTTTCGGTTTCAGTTTCGTCGCCGCCGGTATCGTCGGCGGTTTCGGTTTCGCTGGCAATCGGCGCGGCGGCCTCGGCCTCGAGCCGCGCGCGAGTATCGGCGATCAGCTCGTCGGAAATTAATCCGTCGGGGTCGGTCTCGATACCGTCCGCGACAAAGGCCTCGGCGCGGAGGCGGTGATTATGCGGATAACCGCTCGCGCCCTCCGTTGCGATGCCTGGGAACCGCTCCTCGACAACGCTTTCGGTCTCAGTCGTAACCTTTGCTCGCGCCATGATCTAAACTCCTCGGAAAATGTCTCGACGAGAATAGAGAGCGCCAAATTTGGCGGCAATGCTGAACGATTAGGAGACGAGATCGTAACTTGTCCGAAAAAGCCACTCAGGCCAGATAAGGCCGTCTGAGTTGAGCCGGATAGCGTATCGGTAAAGGTCGAGCGGCTTTCCCGCGCCTTTCGGGGTCCAAGCCTTGAGAATATCCCGAACCGCGCGCTTTGCTTGCTCGACCTCGTCCGAGACGTCGTCGGCCGCCCTTTGCGACGGTATGCAGTAAAGGACCGAGATAGTCACTATCCCCCTTTGGCCATGCCCTCCGGCCGCGTATCGGTTCGGCTCGAAAGTCTCGTTCGGTATCGAGACAAAGGCCGCCGGCGGGGTAAAGGAAAGATTCCCCTCGATAACTTGCGTCGCGGCTTGGATATCCGTCACACTCAGGAAAAAGTCGAGCTGCGTTAACCGGTCTCGAACCTCGGCAAGATCTACGCCGGAAAGGGATAAAGGGTCAGCCATTGAAAAGGGTCCTTAGATGGTCGCGCCACGCCTCTTTTACGTCGCGGCGATCGTCGTCGTCGACTCCCAAAAAAGGCCGCGCCGGGATTTGCATAGCGCGAGAGTGATTCCGGACATTGATTGTTAAAGGTCCGGGCAATGGAACGCCGAACGCCTCGTTTATCGTTCTGCTATGGGCCGAGACCGTAACCGTTTCATTCACCCCGAATTGATGCGATTTCGCATGCTTGGCGCTTTCGGTCAAAGCGTCGACCCCGATCTCGAGAACGCCTGGTCGAACCTCATGTCGGATAGAACCCTCGAGGCCGCCGGTATCGACCAGCGTCTTTCCTCCGTCGCGCGCCGCGCGCCTAGAGACTGGCCAAGGAACGCCGAACGGTCCCCGACCATTGTCAAACCTTGCCCGGACCGATGCCTCGAGAACCGCGCCGGCAATGTGCAAAAGCTCTTGAGGGTCCTCGCCAAGCTCACGAACCTTGGCAAACAATCTCCGCGCACCCTCGAGCCCCTTGATCTGAATATGAACAGGAGCGCGCAAGGCTCAGGCTTTCCAAGCCGAATTAGGATAACCGGTATTGATATCGAAGCCGGAAAGCGCCGCCTCGGTAAAAACGGGAGCCGTTCCATCGCCGGAGGAGGCGGACGAGAAAGAGCCGGTCTCGGTCGGCGGCGTCGCGTTCTCGGGAACCGGCAAAACAATAGTTCCTTTCGATATGAGCTCGAGTTGATGCCTTGCCCGATTCGCCTCGTTCGTAACCGCCTCGATCGGTCGCGACGTATGCAGAATCTCGCGAGCAAGAGCGGCGACAACATGCTTGAGAAGCGCCGGAGGAGAGAGGACGGGAACGACATAGCGTTTCCCGAGATAGGAGTCGGCAATGTCCGAGGCGTCCGCAATGGCATTCTCGAGCTTTTGAGTGTCAACCGCGCCGGAGCGATTCTCGTCGGTCAAGCGGATAGTTTCCGCGTTTCCGTATCGGTTGAGATATTCGGTATCGGTCAAATAGGCCATGCTCGCAACTCCATAAGAAAAAGGCGCCCTCGACCATAGCCGAGAGCGCCTCCTTTGTCTTTATGCCTGAGCCGTTACGGCTTGGTCGCCGCCGGCGGGGGAGGCGGCGTCTGATTTCCGCTGTTTGCAGAAACGTCCCCGACCTTGGCTTTCGCCTCCTCCTCGGCTTTCGCCTTGGCTTCCTTCTCGGCCGCGGCCTTAGCTTCTTCCTCAGCCTTTGCCTCGGCGTCTGCCTTTTCCTGAGCTTCCTTCTCGACCTTGGCTTTCGCCTCCTCCTCGGCTTCCTTATCGGCGAGGTTCTTTTCCAATATCTTAGCGCGCTCGTCGCTTACGGCTTCGATACGGCCTTGTTCCTGCAAAAAGGCGGCGGTCAGGAGGTCGAGACCCGTAACAACGGCGTCGATCGGATAGCGTTTGCCGTCGATCTCGTCGCCGTCGAAAAGGGTTGCGAACTTTTGCTTACGGATATCGCCCATTGCTCAGGCTCCCTTAACCGAGGACGTTCTGAGCGAGATAGCCGCCGAACGGAGCGACAACTTTCTCGACCAGGCTTTCGCCGTTGCGGACCCGGACGCCGCCCCAAAGGCCGATCTCGGGGTCGGGAACCTCGCCGACAACCTTCGAACCCCATTGGAACGTAAGAGCGAATGCGGGTTGATTCGTATCGTTCACAAAGCCGTCGGCCTGAACCGGCGGGATATGCAACAAGCCGAAATGATTTCCCCAAATCGCGCCGGTTGTAAGCGTCTGTCCGCGCTTCGACGTTTGCTTGAGGGTGTTACCGACAACGATCTTGTCGACGCCGAGCGCAACCGCGAGCTCCTCGTCGCTCATGGCTTTACCCTTGGTAAAGGTTCCGCCGAGAGCCTCGCCGACCGAGGGGTGACGCCGGAGGATGGTTTTCACGGCTTGCGACATGAACGCGACGTTCGGGGGGAGGAGCATGTTGTTTTTGATCTGCTCGACCTTTTCCGGAACGTCGAACGTATCGGCCGACCAAGGAGTCGCCGTTTCGTCCTCGAAATATCCGGCCTGATAATTCGCCGTATTTTGCAGCATGGCAGCGACGCGAATTTCACGCGCGAGCTGGTTTTTGTCCTCGACGTTGCGGACCGCTCGAGCTTTCGGGTCGAACGAGATAACGCCAGCCGACGCCGCCGCTTCATCGCGGAACGGGATAGGCTGAGCGAGACCGAAATCCTTAACCGCGCCGGTCGATTCGGTCGCGGATTCGAGGATCTCGTTCAGGCGGCCGAGGCGGTCGACCTGGTTATCGTGAACGGTGAATGCTTCCTCGAGCTTGTATTCCGGATAACGGAACTCGGGAGCGTCGACCCGGACGCGAGGGACGAGGATATCGGCAACATAGCCACGCTGAGCGGCATTGATGCGCGAATAATCGTTCGCAATGGCGATAAGCGCCGGGACTGTAACAAAGGGAGCCTGAGGCATTTCGTGAGTCTCCTGTTAGCCTTGCTTCATGAAAGGCGAGATAATGGCGGTCCCGATATCGCCGGACACGCCGGAGACCTCAGCGAAGCCGATGCAATATGCGTTTGCACCGGCCGCCGGCGTTGCCTTGACGGCGCGACCCTGAGCGTCGGCGGTCAATTCGTCGCCGCGCGCGACGTTGCCGCCGTAAACGACTTCCTCGATATTGCCGACCATTGCGACCGAGGCGCGTTCACCCGACGCGACGTCGAGTTCCGACTGAATCCCGATAAGGGGAGCTGAGCCGTCCGTTGCCACGACAACGGCTCCGTCGGCCGCGCCCATTTTGACAATACGACGAGCGGAGATTGCACCGCCTGCGGTGTAACCCTTTTGCAAAAATCCGGTAGTGCGGCCCATTTTACGCCTCCTCGCTTACTTGTTCGACGGCCGCCTGGAATGAGAGGCCGGGGGTTTCTTCCATGAGCTTTCGCGCCTTGGCGTCGATCGTTTGCGCGTCGGCCTCGGCGTTGCCGGTCGACGAGCTGAACTTGTCTTTCGGCGAAAGTTGTTTGCCGGTCGTATCGACCAGCGCGGGTCCCGAGGCTATGATCGAGGCGAGCTTGTCCGCCGCGGTTCCCTTGTCGTCGGCGCTGAACTCGAGCTCGTCGTCGGACAATGCGCCGAAAACCATTGCGAGCGCGTCGCGATTGGCAGGGAGAACCTTACCAGCCGCGACCAGCGTATCGACGCGAGCCTCGGCGGCGGTTTTCTTTGCCTTTTCCTGGTCGGCGGCGAACTGCTGTTGTTTCGCCTCGAGATCGGCGCGCTCGTCGGCAAGGCGCTTTGCCTCGGCTTCGTTTGCGGCCGCGATTTCTTCTGCTGTCTTTTCGCCCGGCATTGCTGCGAACTCCTCTTGCACTGATAGGACCGGCGTTCCGGCCGCTTCGAAAATGATTGCGTCGGCGGGGTCGCCGTCGACGACGAGAATATCGCCCTCAGCCGAGAACGAAAGAGCCTTTTTCAAGCTCGACATGCCCGGAATACCAGGAGCCGAACCTCCCAAAAAGCCGAGGTGACGAGGCGCGAGCTTTCCCGGCGTCGGGTTCGCTTCATGCGATTTCGAGAAAAAGGCCATTGACCGGTTAATGATCTCGGAATTTTTGACCTTGTCGACCAGCTTGTCCGAGACGTCTTTCAACGTCGCAAAAAGGACATTCCCCTCGGCCCTGAACTTGGAAACGACGCCCTCGGAGGGACTGTCGTCTTTCGGATGCCCGATAACAAGCGGAGCCGGATTGGTCTCAGGGTCGTAAGCCTCGGCGAGCTCGGCAATGTCGCGCGACGTTATGCCGCGCGAGGCTCGCGTATCAGCTCGGAAAACTTCGATCTCGATTTCGTCCATAGGCGCAAATTATGCGCGCGCCGGTTTCGCGGCAATGCTGAACGAGCGTTCGCGCATTTCTTACGCTTCTCGCGTAAATATCTGTTGCAAGCGTTACGCGCTGCGCGTAAGGAATGTTTATCGAAAGCGAATCGGAGTTAGGACATGCAAACAAACTATCTAAACGAACGCGAGCCCGGAGCTATGTTTTCGCAAGCGGAGTTTATAGCCATTCCCCGCAACAATGACGGCGACATTCTCGATCTTTACGACGCTTTCGCTTTCATAACCGACGCTCAGCGCGAACAATTAACCGGAGACGATCAATCTCGTTGTTTTGAATATGACGAGGAACTCGAATATCTTGCTGCGGAGTTTGCAGAATGAGCCGCCGCGCGCCCTCGTTTATTCGCGGACTCGATCAATGCGTTTTGACCGCAATCGGGACCGCCCTTTTCATTGTCCTCGCAATCGGGACAAGCCAGCCATGAGGCCGCTCCCGAATATCGAAACGCTCCCTCCTCGGCCTTACGGGGTTTATCTCAGCGACCGCGACGTTTTCAGCCGCGCCGCTAGTCATGGCCGCAAAGCAGAGAAAATCATAACCCGCCTATTTGGCAAGCATGGCAGGACTCCGCATGGCTTTTATGAGCCTCTCGGGTTCATCGAGTCGACCCGCTCGCTTGCCGCGCGGAACCGGCTTTATTCGCTGATTATCTATCAGCTCTTGTTCAAGGATATTGCTCGGGGACGGATAGACGCAAAGGTTCAAAACGGTAAATTCGAACTCTCTTGGAAAGGGAAACCATGACGAAACAACAAATCGACGTAATCGACCAGCTCAAGGAACGCGCGAATTTGCTCGCCGTTTCTGTCGAGGTTCTTTTTGATAATGGTCAGTCTATCGACTCTGTCGAAATGGCTGCTTGCGAAATCCTCGACGCGATAACCAGCGCAAAGCAACTAGCGGCATGATCGAGCCTCAGTTTACCGGCGCGACATGCTTTTCCGGTATCGGAGCGCCTGAGCTCGGAGGTCCGGAGTTCGATTGGAAATGGTGCGCCGAGATTGAACCGTTCCCCGCCGCCGTTCTCGCGGCGCGGTTCGGCGCAAGCGCCCCGCGCTTCATGCCGTCGCCGGACGACATTGTCGTCGAGATCTCAGACGAGGAGGCGGCGCGCATACTGAAAAAGAAATCGACGGACCGGACAAAATCCGAAACCGAGGCGCTTGAGCCTTTTCTCGAGAGGCAGGCTCGCCGAGCTGCGATCAAGGCAGTTGCCACGATCAAGGGAGGGAACCGGTCAATCAATCTCGGCGACGTATCGAACCCCGATTTCATCGCCGAGGCCTTGACCCTAGGCCGTATAGATCTCCTTGTCGGAGGTCCGCCTTGCCAAGCATTCAGCTTTGCAGGCCTTCGCGAAAGTCTCGACGACGATCGAGGCAATCTGTCCCTCCGTTTTGTGGAAATAGCGCATGCAATTAGACCTCGAATCCTACTTGTCGAAAACGTCCCCGGATGGCTCTCAACAAAAGACAACGCTTTCGGCTGTTTCTTGGGAGCAATTATCGGAGCAAATGCTCCCTTGCCTAACCCTCTCGGGGGAAAATGGCCGGATTCTGGTATGGCTTCCGGGCCAAGGGCAAGGGTTGCATGGCGGGTTTTCGACGCTCAACACTTCCGACTCGCCCAACGACGGCGGCGAGTGTTTGTTGTCGTCAGTTTTGGAGACGACGATCCCGCCCGAATACTGTTTGAGCGCCGGAGCATGCAAGGGCATTCTAAATCGCGCCGCCAATCGCGGAAAGCAAAAGACATTGCCGGAACCCTTAGCTCTCGCACTAAAGGCGGTGGCGGCCTCGGAACCGATTTCGAGCTTGAGGGAGGACTACAGCCAGTAGGCGCGCGAATGCTCGGGTTCGGCGAGTATGAGATCGACGAGACCGCTTCGACCATAAAGGCGCGCGACTGGAAAGACGCAACCGATCTCGTCATAAGCTCGCCGCCTGAGCTTGCCGCGACGCTTCGAGCCGAGGGCTTTGACGCGAGCGAGGACGGAACCGGCCGGACAACGCTAATTCCTCAGATAGTAGGAGCAATTTGCGCGGACAGTTTTTCCGGAGGGGCAGGGGGGCGACCAGAGGGAGCGTCGGTCGGACATTTCATTCCTGTATCGTATGCAATTCAGGAAAGAGCGGTCGCAGAAAAGCCGACGACCGGACCTCAGGGAAAAGGTTTTCAAGAGGAGTTAGCTTACACAATCGAGGCTAGACGACCTCAATCCGTCGCGATTGCGTTCTCGAGCAATGATAGCAGCTCAGACGCTCAGATTGATATTGCGCCGACACTCCGCGCCATGAATGACGCGAACTCGAAACCGAACGGCGGCGGACAAATGGCCGTTGCATACGATCTCGGGGGGAGAGAGGGAGGAGCTGCTTTCGAGGGACCTCATTCAACCGCGAATTTGAGATCTAGCTCGGGAGGTTCGAGCCGCTCCTATGTGTTGCAAGATGGATTGCGCCTCGCGGTTCGCCGGTTAACGCCGGTCGAGGACGAGCGTTTGCAAGGCTTTCCTGATAACTTTACCGCTATTCCCTGGGGAGCAAAGCGCAAGATATCGCCCGAAATGCGGGAATATATGGTTTCGATTCACGGCCTGAGCGTCGACAATGATCGGACCGACCTCGCCGCCGACGCGCCGCGCTACAAATCGCTCGGCAACTCATGGGCGCGCAATTGCGGCCGATGGATTATCGAGCGTATCTACCTCGAAATGAAAGGCGAACTGAAATGAGCAAGAAACCTCGAAACCGGTTCGAGCCGGTCAATACTTGGCGCGACGACGCTCTCGTTATCGCGATCTCAGCAACTTTCGCTCTTGCCCTTTGGGCAGCGATGAAACTCGGTCTCGTATCTTGAGCCTCGAGTATATCATTTCGACGCATGTCGGAATCGAGGGAGCGCGGCTTTCTCGACAAGGGGATTTCGGGAACCTCCCGTTCCCCTCAACACAAGCGGCCGAGCAAGAGGCCTCGCGCCTTGCCGCTGGTCGTCCTTTCACAATACGGCGCGAAACCTATCGAGCGCCTAAACCAATAGGAGTCAAAGCATGAAACAAATTTTAGACCGGCTAAGGGTCGGTTTTTCGGGTCTCGCGATATTGTTTCTCGTCGTTTCGACCCTGTCCGCTCCCGACATTTCCTCGGCGTTATGGCGCGGCGGCGTGATATTTGCAGTCTTGGCCATAGCTTTTGCGGTTATTGCCAAGATCGAGGAGGAGTTCGAGACCGCAAACAATGGCGAGGCGTAGGAAAAGGCGCGGCGACGTCGAGATCTATACCGATGCGGGAAACCGGAACGGGGTCGGCTCCTGGGCCTGCTACGCTCTCCGGAAAGACGGTCGAGGCGGGGAGTTTGAACGCTCCGGTCCGCTTCGCGGTTTCCTCGACAACTCGGAGTCTTGCGAAACCCGCGCCATAGCGAACGCATTGCATGCCGTCTTTCTCGCTGGCTATATCGACGCCGGAGATCTCGTCGTTATCCGGTCCGACAATATGGGCGCGGTTCAACGGATAAACGACCGGACTTTTGCGCGGAAACCAGCAAAAAGGCATATATGGGAAGCGGCCGATTATGCCCGCAAGCTCGCCAAAAAGGGCAAGTTCGAACTGCATTGCAGGCACGTAAAGGGACACCAGCCCTTGACCTCAAGCGATATTCACGCCGAGGGAAATCGCCGGGTCGATAAGCTATGCTCGAAAGTGTTGCTCGAGGGAGCTCGGCCGCGACCATCGGCAAGGGCAAGCGAGCGCGTCGACCGGCTCAAAAATGCAGTTGCGCAGCTTTCGGGACGGTGACAATATCTAGTCACCGCTAGGTTATAGCTCTCGAGCCTTTTGAGGAGTTGCCGCCATGAAATGAGACCCCTCCCCCCTTATGACAACCGAGGCGGCGTTCACCCCGAGCGCCGCCTTTTTTGTTGACCAGGCTCTTGATCGGGTTCATTCAATCCGCGCTCATGAGGACAAGTCGGAGAGCGCGCGCCGATGTGACATTCCGGCTCCCGTATCCCGGCCCCGAGCTGAGCAATCCCTTAAATCTGTAGGAGCTGCGAAATGGCAGTAATTGCGAAAATGCGCGTTGCGGGGACTCGAGTCTTTGGCGACGGCCGCCTTGTAACCCTGTCCTGTGTATATGATAATGATCTTTCCAAGCCCGAGAACGAGGACGTTCGCTTTACCAAGGCGACGCCCTGGGGAGAGGCTCATTTCTCGATCGACAACATGGTCGACCTCGCGTTCGACGAGAACCTTTATCTCGTCTTTCACCCGTCCGAGGACGATCCGGATTTCGCCGGCGCAATCATGGCGGCGCTTGTCCGTTGCCATAGCTTGACGGATTTCGGCGGAACTAGCCGCAATGTCGAATTGCATTCGGCCTATTCCGAGAGCGACAAAGTGCCGGACGAGCTGCGTATGCGGAAAAAAGGCGCGGTCGCTATTAACCTCAAAATGGCGATCGACAATCCGGCCGCTTCGACGCAATTCGTCCCGCAATCGCATTACTGGTTAATGTTTTATCGCGCTGAGCGACCAGTTTCCGAGCTGGTCGAAAAGGCTCGACCAAATGCGCCGCAAGAGCTCGAGGCGGCCGAGGCTTGACGAAAAAGGCGGGGAGGGGCAGTCTTGCAACTCCCCGTCAAAGGAGTTTGACCATGAGCCGCAAATTTCGCTTTCTTCTGAGCTCGGCGCTTGTCGCTGTTGCTGTTACGGCTTGCTCGCCAAAATCGGCGCCGTCTCAGCCGACCTCGTCGCCTGGTAAGCCGAAAGACTGCCTCCCGTCCGGAGAGTGTCAGTTGCCGCAATAAACAGGGAACTTGATTCCCTATCGCCCTCGGGTCGCGAGGGTCGGGGTCGTCGGGGAACCGGCGGCCCCTTTGCTATCCTCGAGCATAGTCGACGCGATATCCGGCAAGGTCGATCGAGGCGTTCCGCTGAGTAGTTCCGACGCTCTTGATAATTGAGGCGGCGCAAAATCCGGTATTGCGACCCGCCGCCGGAATGCCTGTCGTTCTCGAGCCTGCAAAGGTCCAATTGATCGAGTCTGTCGAATAGAAAAAATCCGCTCTTGTCCAATTGGCATTTATGAAAACGCCTAACCAAATGTAATTGGTATCGGGAGACGGAGATCCGGCGGCGTCTCTCGAGGCCGCGGCGTTTGAAGCGCGAGTTTGAGACCATTCCGCGGCCGAGCCGTTCCATCGCAATTCCCAGGCGACGACGTCGGTAACGGTCCCCGCTGCAATGTCTGCAAAACCGGCCCATAAGGCGAAAGTCTCGGTCGCGGTCGGCAAGGCCTCGGCCGCAAGTCTCGAGATAGATAGGGCGGGTCCGGCTCCCCTAACAATCTGGTCGGTTCCCGCCGAACCGATTGTCGCGCGACCCGTTGCGGTCGTCCCTGTGTCGATTTGTTGAACCCCGAGGGGTTTCTCCGTTGTGTTGACCAGATAGGTTGATGGCTGACACGACGCGCCGGTTCCGCCCGTTGATACGCCGAAAGGTCCGAGGCTGCCGCCATTTCCCGGCGAAACACCAGACACAAAATCGGAGAACTCGGTCAATCCCATTTGCGAGACATTGAAGCTCGCCGACTTCAGTTGCCAACAGCTCGAGGTTGTCGAATAAGTGAAAGTCGCGCGGTCCCCAGGCATGAGCATAAGGGGAAATGCGTTCGGGAGATCGAAGCGATTCGCCGCCGTTGCCGACCCGGTCGATTGGTGCTCGATTATCAGGAGATAGTCGGTCGCGCGGTTCGAGATCGTTATAGATCTCCCGTCGGTCCCGCCTGCTAGACCGGAAAGCGTTATCGAGGCGCTCGCATTGATGCCGAGCCGCGCTGCGGTCGACAAGCCGACCGGGTCGTAATCGTCGAGATTTGCCGACGGAGTGACGACAAGGGTATCGCCGCCGCTCCCGCCCTGAAGATCCTCAAACGCGCTCTTGCTATCGCCTTCGCGCTGAATATCGACCAGAGACGTAGGCACGGCTTAGGCCTGCGTTCCCTGAATAACGACCCTGAGCGCCGCCGCCGCCGGAACGGTCGGAGAGGTTACAATCGTTACGCGATTGACCGTCGGCCGCTGAATTTCGACGATAACGTCGTCGAAATTGCCCGAATTGCGAAAGACTGAGACGATAACGTCGCGCGTATTCAGATTATGGTCGCAATTGAACGATGTCGCGGAACCGTCGCCGATATTGAATGCGGCCGTCTTGTTAAAGAGCTTCGAGTTTTTGAGTTTGAGCGGCGTCACGGCGCGCGCGTCGTCGGTTCCAGTATCGGTTTCGGTCTGAGTAGCGATCTCGAGAACGCCGGCGGTCGCTTCCGAGGCGGACGGAGTCGACGTTCCGAACGAGGTAAAGGCGAGGCTCGTCGTGTCGAGCGTGACATTGACTTGAGTTTGACGGAATGTCGAACCCGCGCTCGTCCCTTCCTCGACCGTGACAACGGCTTGCTCGACCTCGGCCGCGCTGTTCATATCGAGCGCGCGGGTCGCTGCTACTCCGGCGCCGTTCCAAACGTAAATCCCGTTTTGCGAACCGGTCGTTTGATCTTTGGCAAGGAACCTATCGTTCGCCGCCATTGCTACGCCGTCAATCGTCGCGCCTGGGCCGGCGAGATTGATATTCGCGACCGATGCGACCCGGACGCTATCTTTCCAGTTCAGCCCCTCAACCGCCGAATCGACATACGCTTTTGTCGCGGCGTCACTAGCTGCGGTCGGATTGGCAAGGCCGGTTGCCTTTGCAACGCCGCCGAAATCGAGATCTACCATTTGTGACTTTGCCATTTCGGCGAGCTCCTACAAAATGCGGACCGAGCCGGTATATGGTACGGCGAACGCGACTGTTAACTGATTTTCCGAGATATGCGAGACCAGCGCGCCGACCTCGACTCCTCCCGGCGAGAGAACCGAAACCGCGACCGGTTTCAATCCGAGATTGTGATTAACGGTCCAAAGATCGGACGGAGAGCTTTGCAAATGCTCATATCGAGCAACGCCTGAGCTCGAAATCACTCCGACAAGCGGCGTTTTTCCCTCGACCTTTGCCGCGATAACGCGCGACCCCGAGGTTATCCAGCGACCCCGGACGCGCTTAACAGGGAGGAGGCGCAGCGTTAGTGTCATGAGATTCGCGAGCTTGCCGCCTCGTGAATATGGATAAGGACCGTTTCGGTTACGTCCTCGCCGTTCAACTTGAGATCGACGGCATAGTTCCCGACTGTCAAACCAGCCGATTGACCAGGCGAAAGGGAGCAATCGTAACCCTCTCCGAGGTCGATAGTTGCGGCTCGATACGTTGTCGTCATGGCGACGGCGATCGGGTCGTCTCCGACCAGTTCGCGGCGGTTTCCCTGAGAAATTTTCCGACAATAGGCTTGCGCCGTTGTCACTCCGGCGAGACTGCCCTCCTCGACGACATAGGAGATCTTGACCAACGAGCCTCGCGGATAACTGTCGACGATTTCAGGCATAGCGGCTCGGTCTCTCGTTCAATGCTGAGCAAGGCCTATATCATTGCTCAACTATCAGCGTCTAGCCGCGTCCTTACATTGCCAATCATGCGGCGCGCGAGCGCAAAATTCGGCTTCGCTCATAGGTTCGGCCCTCGAGCATGCGCAGAGACATAGGAGAAAGGAGAGAGAGAGTCTCAAGCCGCGCGCCCGAGGAGCCGGTTCAGGAAATCCGCGATATCGTCGACGGCTTGGTCGACCAGCTCGGCTTGCCATAGCTGCGAACCTCTATAGGCCGCGCCTCGAATGTCAAACGCCGGTTGTCCCGGAATGCGGTTTTCGTTCGCAATGCCTGCGATCGTCGCGAGCTGAGCATTAAACGAACCTGGGGTCGCGAATATCGGTTCGCCGAGTCGCGCTTCTCGTTCCGCGAGATCTGCGGCCGAGGTGATTCCGCTATTCCAGCGCGCGAGCTGAGATCTCGTCATTTGGATAACGGAGCAACGGCAACGAAACCCGAGCGGAGGAAACCAGCGAGTCCAGAAAGGATGCGAGATCGGGAGAATAATTCCGTCAAATGCGCGATGGTCACTATCGGCTTTCGGGGGATGCCTTACCCTCTCGTCGCGCGCCGTGACGCCGCGGAGATAGGGAAGCGCGGAGGCGGTTCGTTTGTAGCGGTTCCATTGACCAGCCGCGCGCGCGAGCCTTAGATTTGTGTCGTAAATGAGTTGAACCCGCTTCGCGACATTGACGCCGGTCCCGGCAAGCCAACCTTTGCGGCGTAGGATAGGCAAGACTCGCTCGGCATAATCGACCTCGGTCCCCTGTGTCTCGATCGTCGTTTGAAATTCCCGATAAAGATCTCCGACAACCGAATATCCGGCCGTCTGAGCCGCGGCGAACGAGCGCGTATATTCCTCCGCGCCGAGCTCGCGCCAAGAGCCGATAGCTCGAGGGTCGCGTTCGCCTATCCACTTGACCAGGTCCTCGATTGAAACGCTGAGCGGGTTTAGACGAGGGTCGCGCGCCTCAAATTGCAAAAGCCTTACCGAGGGACCGTCGAAAATGGGAAATAGAACCGGCATGTCAGAACGGACTCCGCTCGCGCTTTTTCTGTCTTTTCGAGCGCAACCGTTCGCGCTCTTTCTCGGCGCTTAGCACCTTTCGCAATTCGGCGCGAGTAAGGCGTCGACCTCTCGGCAAATCCTCGGGGAGATCTGCGTTCTCAGGGTCGACAACGCCGTGATCTATTGCCGCGAGGAGGCCGTTTCTCCCTCCTCTTATCCGCATTAGTCGACCCCGGCCTCGGCTCGCATGCGCTCCGATAGCAAAGGCAGTCCGGCCGCCTGAGCAAGGCGCGAGGCTGGCAATCGCTCAAACGCCTCGAGAAGCGCGACCCTGAGACCCTCGGCCGATTTCACGCCTTTAACCGATTCGGCAAGCGCAGCGCCGAACTCGAGGAGGATTGGATTTGTTTCCTCGGCAAGGGCGCGAGCGATCTTTTCGATAGCATCCTCCTCGCCAGCCTCGAAAACGAGCGCGTCGACAAGAGCGCCGAACTCGGGGTCGATATCCTCAAATATCTCCGGTCCGAAAATGAGCTCGCCGTTGTAAGGCTCGACGCTATCGAGATCGAAGCCGGAGGCGTCATAGCTCAAGGTTACATGAGGCAGATATTCGGGATAATCATGAGAAGCGCCTTTCTCAATTTTCTCCCTGTGTTGCCATTCAAGCTCGCTCGAGGCGAACCTCAGAACGAGCGCGGAGTTCTCGTCGCCGAGAAGCTCAACCTTGCGAGGACCTCCGGCCGCAACCTTAACCCCGCCCTCCCATGACCAGCCGCCGGCAAGATCAAACCAATCGACCGGCCGTTTCGAATATAGGCAAGTTACATGCAATTCCTTTGCCGGAACGAGGTTCGGGATACCCTGAGCCTTTGCCCAGGCGAGAAGGGCGCGCGCATTGACGAGCTTTCGGTAAACGTAAAGCGGCGCAACGTCTCGAGCCGCGAATGCGGCGCGCTCCGCTTCCCGGTCGTCTTTCTCGTCGTCGTTCGCGCTGGTCGGGAGTTGTCCGGTCTTTCCGGACGGATGGTCGACCGGCTCTCGATCGTCGAGCTCGTATCCCGCGCCGTAAACATCGGCAACGGAGGCCTTTGTCCGCTTGATTCCGATACCGTCGAGCTTAACGTCGCGCTCAGCGACCGTATCGAGATCCTCCTCTTTCTCGAGCTTGCGATAGACCCGAGGCGGCGCGACGTCCTCGCCGAAATTCCAGCGCGTAAGCCATTTTGCGGCGGGAAAGCTCTCGGAAAGGAGGTCGCTATCGGCTTTGACGATCTCCTCTTTGACGTCTTGATGCACCTCGGCGCCGCGACCGTTCAGGCCTTGCGGCGTTGCCTTGGTCGTCGACGTCTGTCCGAGAATTACGCGCATAAGCGCCTCGTTTTGCTCGGTTACAAAGTCGCTATAGGACGAGGTTCCGGCGCCGGAGCGTTGCGCCTCGAGGAGCTGAATTTTATCGTAAACCTCGGACGGGACCCGAACCGCGCGGTCGCGGCCGATAGCGACCAGCGTCTTGAGGAAATCGGTTTTCTCGGTCTCGGTCCAATTGGATTCTTGACCGCCGACAACGGTCGGAAAGCCGAGCTTTTCGAGGTAAACGGCCCAAAAGCGGATAACTTGCCGCTTAAACCAGACTGGCCAGTATGCCCAATGGCCGAGACCTATTCCGTAAAAGGCGAAATCATGCGACGCGCCGTTCCGGCATAGCCAAAACTTGTTAGGAGGAACGGTCTCGCCGCCCATAACCGAAATGGTCGGATTGAACCTCAGCTCGCCGCCATTGGTAAAACCAAACCAACGCCGGTCCGGAACGATTATGTCGCTTATCCATATTTTGCCGTCGGGACCGACTTTCCAGACAAATTCCGCGACCGAATAGCCAAACCAAACCGAAAAGAGCATGAGATTGCATGCGCGATCGAAACCGACTTGCTTGAGCTGTTGCCGCAAATGCTCGGCCGCCTCGACCGATCTCGGGTCGTTCTCGTCGCCGGGTTCAACCTCCCAATCTTTTGAGACAACGGCGAGTCGGCGTTGCTGGAAACATGAGAACGCGACGTCGTCGTCGAGCAAGGCCTCGTAAAGTTTGAGATCTCGATTTCCCTCGCGAGCGAGGATTGTGTCGTCGTTAACCGCGAGCTGCTTAAGCCATGCGTCCGGGATTGAGAAGGATTCGCCCGATCTGGAATAGACCGCGCCTTGCTCGGCCGGAGCCGTTTCGTCCTCGGGGACCGCGCCGTTATTCGGTCCGGCCCATGAAACGAGAGCGCGCATGCGCGAGAAAAGACTGTCGTCGACCATTAACCAAACCCTTGCATTAACGACGAGGCGGACCCCCAACTCGTCGCCTTATCGCCGAAATTATATCTCGAGTCACGAGCCGACGTTTCGACCGTTACCCTCGAGCCCGCGGAGTCACCGTCAAAGCCGACCGCCTTAACCCCTGCCAGCTCGGCGAATGCGTCGCTCGCGGCGTCGACCTGGTCGTCGGGACCGTTAGGAAACGAGCAAAGCTCCTCGAGGAAATCCTCGTTCCAAGAGCCCTCGACGAGATAGACATGCCCGAACTCGGCCTGAATTGAGAAAGGCTCCGCTCTCATTGCCTTGTCGTTTATCGGCCTCACGAACGAGAGCCGGTATCCCGAGAAATACGCGGCGTCGCGCTCGATCTGGTCAACGCCGGCTTGTCCGGGGTCCTGAGGAATGCGGATAATAGTTCCGACGGGGTCGGTCTCGGCGAGCGATTTCATTGTCTTTCGGACAACGCCGGGGGACGATTGGAACCGCGAGACATGCTCGATATAATAGTCCGGTCCGTCCCTAACCATGCGGACGCCGGCGCTCCAGTCCGGTTCGCTCGACGCCTCCTTTTTCTTTGCGGTCCCCGCCCTATCCCATGCACGGCAACGCGCGCGCGCCGAGGCTGGTATTGCCGACCTCGGGATGATTTTCCCCTCAAACCATGCGCGCTTAAACATGCCGCCCTCGCGCTCGGTCGGCCTTTGCTGGTATTGACCCGCCCAGGCATAGGAACCTTTTGTCTTTTTGAGAACGGCGAGGCGCTCGGCGGGGAAGCGTTCAGGGAATAGGAGTTCGCCGTCTTTTGTTCTCGGGTCGCGGAAAAATAGCTCGAGATCTCCGGTTTCTTTGTTCTCGAGCCATACCTCGCAAGGTCCGCCGGTTTTCTGTCCCGTCGCCTCGTTAATCCGCTCCTCCTCAAACATCATAGGCAAGTTGAGATGAACGTAGGGGAGGCCGAGCTCGAGAATAGTTCCGGCGACGTCTTGCTTATGGAGACGCTGCATAATGACGACGATTTTCGAAACCGCGAGGTCGTTCAGGCGATCGGGGATAGCTTCGCGGAATGTCCGGACAACGCCTTTTCGCTGAGCCTCGCTCTCGGCACTGTCAACGGAATGCGGGTCGTCGATTATTACTCGGTCGCCGCGGCCGCCTGTCATGGATTCGAACGCGCGACCCTCCCGGTTTCCGGTCGCGAGGTTCTCGAACTTTTCCTCACCCCATTTGCTCGAGGGACGGACCTTGTCCCCCCAAAGCATTTGATATTTTTCGCACTCGACCAGGCGTTGCATTTTCCGATTGTCGCGAATCACGTTCGGCCGCGAGAACGACGAGGTCAAATATCGGAGAGAGGCTCGGCCTTTCGGCCCCCATTCCCAGGCAGGCCAGAAAACCGAGACGATAAGCGATTTCGCCATGCCGGGAGGAATTGTAATCAAAAGATATTGAATGCGGTCCTCAGTAACGGCCTCGAGGAACTTGCAAACCGTCTCTATCGCCCATCCGCCGACAAACGGGGTCGACGGCTCGAGAACCGACCAAAATTCTTGAACAAACTCGTAAAGGGATTGGCAACGCTCGCGGATATGCTCGGCCTCGCGCATTACGCGCTCGCGCTCCGCAACCGCTTTACGCCTCGCTATCTCCGCCCGAACCTTGCTCAGAGGTGGCAGCTTTGGCGAGGAGTCGCTCAAGATCGGCGAGTTCAGCATCGTTCAGGCCTGAAAAGTCAAAGTTCGAACCGTCAAGGTTCCCGACCCCGATTTGATTTCGAAAAGCCATAACGTCAACATGCCGACCGACCATTTCTAAAGCCTTGAGAGCCTGAGCTCGTTCCGCGGGTCTCGATTCTTTGCCACGGCCGGCACTATCCGCCGCGAGCTTGTATTGCCTGAACGCCTCGACGAGAACGACTGTTTGATCGATTCGAGTTCGCCGCGCGCGTTTCGCCTGGGCTCGAGTAATAGCCTCGACGATTTTCGGCTTTTGCAACATTTCATATCCCTGTTGTCGGGGATATGCGGATTGATAGCCAGCGCGGAGGACGGCCTCCTTTGCGTTCAAGTCGATAAGATATTCGTCGACAAACCGCTTTTCGCGCTCCGTCAACTCCTCCGACCGTCTTTGTCGCGGTCGCTTTGGCGGGTCCTTTACGCTCATGGTCTCCCAATATCGCGATTTCGAGCGCGAGTCTCGTTTCTGCGATACGCGACCAGCGTTTCGGGGTCGAGAGGGAGCCGGAGGAAAGATTGTTTCCAGCGCGTCGCCGGGTTCTCGATCGGCTCCTCGAGGTTGAGATCGAGGACAACTTGAGCCGCGCGGCGCGCATGCTTTCGCAAATGCTCAGGCAGAAACTCGGAAAGGCAGGCCTCCGAGATCGACGCTATCCGAGCCCTTACCCGATATTCGCGCAACGTGACAACGCCTCCGACCCTGAGCTCGTCGGCGCGGCAAATCTCGTTCATGAGATACCCCATTTGTCGGCATGAGGCGGCCGCTGTTTTTTCCATCCGAGCCGCTTGAGCTCTTTCGCGACTATTGCCTCCGTCCATCCTGAGGCCTCGACCAGTTCCGAAATGTGAATAAGGCTCTTTCCGGCAATTGAAGCAAAAAGCCTTTGCCGCCTCATATCGGGACGAAATTTCGGTTTCGGCGCCGGATTGTTTGGCGCGCGTTTTCGCGGTCGACGAGGGAGAGCCTCATTCACTGGTCGACTCCGAGCGCGCAAAGTATCTCGCGCGCGACCATTTCGTCTCGAGCGAGTGCGGTCTCGATATGCGTTGCGCCGGCGGTTGCTTTCTTGCCGTCGACAAAAACCGCATATTGCGACGGAGATCTCGAGCCGCGATAGGTCCCGCCGGACAATTTGCGGACAGTGAACCGTCGCATAATCACGACAAGATCGTCGACCAGGCTCATAGCTGAAACCATTGCAGAATGCCGGCCGAGACCAGAAAGACGAACTCCATAGCGCCAAACCCGAACGCTCGGTTGAGGTTGCGCTCGGTATCGTCGAGCTCTTTTGCCAAGAGCGAGCGCAGCGCATGCCCTATTGCGACGAGGCCGAAAATCGTTCCGGACAGCATGGCGAGATTTGCGAGAGGTGACACTAAAATTCTCCGTTTTCCATAGCCTCGGCCTCATAGCGTCGGCGTTCAAGTTCGAGTTGCTCTTGCTCGAGCATTTCGTTTTGCCATTGATCGACGTAGGCGAATTGCTCCCGAACGGCGTTCTCGACCTCCTCAGATATGAACGGGAATAACCCTTAGTCCATGTCCGGCCGCATTTTCTGCATTTGCGCTTGCCGCGCGCCGTCCGCTCCCATTGGTCGCGATGGTTATAGCGGCAATTGCGCCGCCCTAACCAAGCGACGAGACCCTTAAGGCCTCGAACTATCGAGGTTCGCATATTGATTCTCCTTTCGCCCTTTGCGTAACAGTAAAACGCGCAACTCGTCAAGTCGGCAAAAGGCCGCGCGCCTTTGCTCGAGCCCGAGCCGCATAAACGGCGCGTTCGGAGCATTCCAGCTTGCGCGCGATCTCCTGGGCGCTCTTTTTTCGTTTGGTCAATCGCGCGACTTTTCGGATATCGACCTGAGCCGAGGTTTCGGCGCGCGGAACGTAAATCACTCGGCCGGCGAAATGAAAGACGAGGAGGATTGCAATCTCGCGCCCGAACCGGCTCTCGAGAGATCTTGCCCGGTTGAACGGCGAGTCGACGTCGCTCGGGACCGATATCCTTGTCCCGCCGGCAATGGCTTTGACGCGCGCGGCGCGCTCCGGACCGAGGATATCGAGAGGGTCGCTCATGGCTGGAACCTTGTCGGAGAGCTGAACAGTTCGGAAAGGACGGGAGGGTCGGCTCTCGGGAACTCTCGCGCCCTGAGCGCAGCGCAAACCCTCATGCGGCATTCGGCTCCGGTCAAATTGTCGGCCGCGAACCTTATGCAATGCGTCCTCGTCGACTTTCTCCCCATGCCGGCAACAATCCGCAGCTCTTGCGCCCATAGCATGCCCAGGCGAGCCGGAGCGTTTGTCGCGGCCTCGAGAACGTCTCTCCGGTGATAACCCTCGAGAAATCTCGATACGTCGTCCTCGAGGCATGTTGTGCGATATCCCGCAACCTTTCGAGCCTTGTCGATATGCTTATGAGTAGTGACGACGAGAACCCCGTCCGCAACGGCTTTCGCTTTGCGAACCTGTTTTTCCAGTCGATCGAGGACGTCCTTTTCCGATTTGACCTCGACAAGAATTAACCTGGTCGGCGTAACCGCGGCGAGATCTAGGCGGCAAGAGCCTTGCTCGACGACCAGTTCGTGAATGATACGCGCCTCGGGATAGGCGGCGCGCAACGCATGCTCGGCCTTGAGCCTTATCCGCTCCTCAGACGCCGAGCTCATTTGCGCGACCTCGCCGCCAGCATGTCTTTCCAGGCGCGCGCATGATCGGGACAAAGATCTTTCTCCGGAGCGGGGGAATGAGTGCAGGCGTCGCAAACCGGGGCGTCGCATGTCCCGGACACTCGCTCCTGAACTTTCCAGTCGCAAAGATTGCTCGCGGGTCGGCCGCATGAGACGCAAGGTTGTCGCTTGGACCTTACGCCGCAAACAATGGCAGTTCCTCCGCTCGGGAGCTTGACCGTCTTGCATGCCATAACCGAGCTCCTATCTCAGCGACTCGAACGTCGCGGTCAATCCAAGAGATCTCGCGGCTCGGCCGACGGGGTCGTCGTAAGAGAATTGCGCTATCGACCTCTCGGCGTCGTTCCGGAAAACCAATTGCAGAAACCGACCATCGACCAGCTTAACCGCAACGTCTTTGGTCGAGAGCTTCTCGTCATAAGCGGGACCGAGGCTCGCTCTTAACCGGTCGCGGAACTTTGTCACAATCTCGCTTTCGTCGTCTTTCTCCTCGATCGGAGGTTTCGGAGCGCGAGGCTTAACCGGCTCAGGAGCCTTTCTCGAGATACCCTGTAGCAACAAAGCATGCCGTTTGCGAACCGAGGCGTCAAAGTATCTCAGCGAGTATATCGGCTCGGTAGGGCTCTCCGCTGTCCTTTCCTTCACGACGGGGACGATAGTCTCCTCGAAACTAATCCCCTCCGCTTCCCAAGATTTCAGTTGCTCAAGCGCGTTATTGAGGTTTCTCGGGATAGTAATGTTGAGGCCGGAAAGTCTCGAAATGATCTCGACCCTCGAAACAATTCCGTCTCCGGCTAATGGAGAAGATAGGATATCTTCTCCTATAGAGTCTCCCTCTCCCTGTCCCTGTCCCTCTCCCTGTCCCTTGGAGGGCATTTCACGCGCGACATTTGTGTGACTAGGTTTATTGTCACGCGCGACATTATCAATTGTCGCATGTGACATTGACGTTTCCGATAAGTTCTCAGCCAACTTATCGACGTATTCGATCAACTCCTCGTCCGATGCGTCTCTATCGAGGGGCAGTTGCTCTTGCTCGGGTTGTGACGTCCCTTTGCTGTCACATGCGACAACTTGTGACGTCACACGCGACAAAAATTCCTCGAATGTCGGCGTCGATTGTTGCGCGGCGGGGTCGTTTTTGTTGCGTTCGTTATGCTTGCGAATACGAGCGCATTCGGTCCGCCAACGCCGCTCGAGCTTGCCTTTCCAAGCCTCGCGAGCTTTCTCAGCGACAACGGGATGATAAAGCCGGTTATCGCTGCAAAGGACGAAACCCTTAAGCGCGTCATCCTTTATCTTGAGAAATGCCTCAACCGCGCGCCCATATCCCGCCGCCTGAGCAAGCGAACGATCGTCATTGGTCAATGAAGCCGCGGGGACACTGTGCCACGCCGAACCCCATAGCAGAATAGCGGCAACAATCGACTCAGGGTCTGCCTGAGTAACGAGATCGGATTGCCGGAACCGGACAACATCGAGAGGCATAAAGCCGAAATCGCGGAGGTCGCAGTTCGGAGGGGTTAGCGGCGGGATTGTCATTTTATGCGCTTTCCAATGTCGTTCGAAGGTTTCTCGGCAGGCTTTGCCTTGCGCCGCGCTTTCTTTTTCGGTCCGGCTCTCAACCTCTCGATTTTCGAAGCCTCGCCGGGGTGTCCATAGTTGCTCAGGAACGGATTGATAATCGGCTCGAACGCGACGTCGACCCGCGCGCCTGAGCCGTATCGCTTGCGCGAGATCTTTTCCGCAATCTGGCTATCGTCGACATAAACGACCTCGTTACAAGCGTCGGCTATCAGCTTCTCGATATTGTCGAGATCGGGAACGGAGATATGAGGAACGTCACCAGCAAGGGCGGCCGCTTTCGCTTCTCGATTCCATGACGCCGGCGTCTCGAAAACGCTCTCGACAATCATTCGGACCGGACCGGTTAAAGGCGGGACGCCTAAAGCCTCAATCGCCTTTCTGGCAATTTTCCGGATATGGACCGTTTCCGCGACCAGCTCGTCGGAGGAATAGCTCCGGCCCTGTCCCTGCCTATGCCGCTCCTTTGCCCTTGGTCGACCAGGAATTGAGAAATCTATTCTCATGCTTCGAAAATCGCGTCGACAAATTGTGCAATGGTCCGCAACGGATGCGAAACGCTTTCGGGGAGCTCGATATCGAACTCGTCCTCGACAAACATTACAAGCTCGACTTGGTCGAGAGAGTCGAGATCGGGCATAGTCCCCTCGATACGCGCGAGATCGGTCCCCTTCCTCCGTTCCGTCTTGAAATCAAAAAGCGGCGTTTCCGCGGCTATTTCCGAGGCGGCGGGTCCGAATAGTTGACCAATAGCGGTCCTTACCCGTTGCTCGATTTCCGGTTTCTGCATGCTCTTTCTCCTTTTGCTATCCTCGACCCGCCGCCGCTAGTTGCGGACTATTTGCGACGGCGGGTTCCGGGAGCGAAAGGGTTTTACGCCTCGTCGCCCTCGTCCTCAGGCGGTGAACGGCCGGCGCTTGGCGGTTTCAGATACCATTTTTGACCATGCCAATAACGGACCTCCCCCTCGTCCGGCTTGACCCATGAAGCCCCGATATCGGGAAATTCAGGCTCTTTCGCCGTTACATGCGTCACCTGAGACCATGCCTCCTCTTGCTCGAGCGTGATCTCGTTTCCGTCGTCGTCGGTCGGCACATAAGGCGCCGTTGCGTCGTCGTCCGGATTGGTTCGGCTTTCGTAATCGACGGACTCTTCCACCTCGGAGCCGAGGTTTTCTGCGGTTTCCGCTTCTTCCTGGACTATTTCCTCGGTCTCGGCCGTTTCCTCGTCCACCTCGTCAAGCCCCTCCGCGGCGTCGGCGAGATCGGTTTCGGTCCCGTCGCTTTCCGGAATTTCGGGTCGCGGGTCGCTGAACGGGAGGTCGGGCTCGTCCGGCTGAGTATCAATCGGCTTTTTCTGCCCCTTGAACCGGTTCGAATCGGCCGAGATCAATACAACGTCATGGCCCTGCAATCGGTATAGCTGTAAAGCGGTTTCCTCGTCCGAGGCGGCCTTGAGCTTGATATCGAACCCGTCGCCGGAGCTATAGGATTTGAGCGCAGCGTGAACCGTAATGTCGTCTTGCTCGGCAATGACGCGAACCGCTTTGCGGATAACCTTTTCCGCGACCGCCTCGGCCATTTTGCCGACGTCGCGTTGCTGCGACTGCGACATTTGCGACCAAGGTTTCGGCCGTTCCTTGAAAATGCCGACAATGAGATCTCGGATATCGCCGACCAGCGTTCCGCTCTCAAACTCGGCCTCGACCGCCATTGTTTCGAGCCGGTCCATTTGATTGTCGAACGCTTCGATATGATCGGCCGGTTCGTTTCCGTCGCCGGCTCCGGCTTCTCCGGTTTCCTCGGCGGTTTCTTCGACCTGGTCGATATCGGTTTCGGGTTCGTCGTCTAGACGCATGGTATTTCTCCAAATGTTGCCGAGAAGCCGCTCGGCGTCGGTATAGGGAAAAACCCCTAATTTCGGATACGCTTCTCGACCGGCGCCGGAGCGTCCGATTCGGGAGGCAGAAAAACGAGCTCGGTCCGATAAGGACCGCCGGAGGTCCATACTAACCAGCAATAATCAGCCATTCCGCCTTTGAAAGCGTCGGAGCCGAGGTCCTCGACCGCCGCTCCCGGCGGCATGCTTGGTCGCTGAACGCATGGCAGGAAATGCGAGGGCGGACGCCTCGAATAGATCTGATTATATCTGTCCTGTCCGCAAACGAACTCGATCGGAACGAGAAAGGCGGCGCGGTAAAACTCGACGTCGCGAAGCGCCTTAAAGACAAATTTATTCGCCATGAAAGGGACGTTGTCGACCGTGCCGTAAGGGGGATTGCAGATTATCGAGAGCGGCTTGTCGACCGGTTTCGGGAACCGGTTTTGTTTGAGAAAGTTTGCTCGAAAGAACCTATGGGCCGGGTTCCGATCAATGATATCGGAGCCGACGGTTTCGTATCCCCGCGCCTTGGCGACGTCGAGTATATTTCCGGAGCCGCAACTAGGGTCCCATATCAAAGAGCCGCGAAAATCCATTACGTCGAAAAGTTGCTCGACGCAAAACCGAGGCTCGCGATACCATTGATAAGGGTCGGCGGGATATTCGACCTTTGCGCGCTTTGTCATACCTTCCCCGAATAAGGCTCGAGTTCGGTATCATTGAAAAGCCGGACGTCGACAAAATCGAGCGGCCGGACAATAATGTCGTCTCTCCGCGCCGCCTCAATAACCTCGGCGTGATTCTGCGAAGGTATCCAACCGTTTTCTAACCAGCGTTGCGTCGTCGACGGGGTCCGTCCGATCGAGCGCGCGAAACGCGCGTTCGTTCCCCATTTCATAATAGTTCGCCACGCCGGGGAGCCCTCGTCGTATTCTTTGGCTGTGTCAGTCATTTTGCACCTTTTCGAATGCGTCCGCGAGATACGCATAGCGCGAACATAAAAAGCGCGCAACGCGAAAAATCTTGTTGCGAAATTACGCTCGGCGCGTAATGTCGAAACGTCAATCTCGACTCGGAAAGGTTTTTCTCATGCGAATAATTAGATTGCAGGCCGAGGGCTTTAAGCGCCTGGTTGCTGTCGATATCACTCCGGACGGAGATCTCGTCGAGGTCCGCGGTGATAATGGAAACGGAAAGTCGTCGGTTCTCGACGCAATTTTCGCAGCTCTTGCCGGAGCGTCGGCCGCTCCGGTTAAGCCGGTCCGGCAAGGCGAGGAAATGGCGATTATCCGCCTCGATCTCGGAGAGATTGTTGTAACGCGCATTTTTACCGACGACGGGACGACAAGGCTCAAGGTAACAAATGCGGACGGCTCGGCGACATTTTCGAGCGGTCAAACCATGCTCGACCAGCTTGTCGGACATATCTCTTTTGACCCGCTCGCCTTTGCGAGGCTCAAGCCTGAGGAGCAAGCCGACGAGCTTCGGAAACTGGTCGATATAGATATCGACCTCGACGAGTTCGCTCAGGCTCAGAAAGCCGATTATCAGGAGCGGCGGGATATCAACCGCGACGCAAAGGCGCTCGAGGCGAGGCTTGACGCAATTCCTTTGGTCGACAAGCCCGAGACGTTACCGGACCGTCAAGCATTGGTCGACGAGCTTACAAATGCCGCCGAACACAATTCGGCCGTTCAACGCGAGAACGAAAGGCGTCTCGCGGTTCGACACAAGAAAGGCGGGCTTGTCGACCAGATAGGCGTTCTCGAGGATAGGCTCGCCGACCTCAAGGCTCAGGCTCAAAAAGTTGGCGAGGAAATCGCTGGTTTCGACGAAAGCCCCGTCCCCCATCCTGTCGACGTCGACGAGTTGCGCGAGCGCATTGCTCAGGCCGACCAGATAGCGGCCATTGCTCAGCAAATTCGCGAGCGCGAAGGCCTTACGACGCAACACGCCGAGCTTGTCACAAAATCCGACCAGCTCTCGGCAAGGATGAACGAACGCGAAGCTCGGCGCAAAGCGGCGATTGCGGCGGCAAAAATGCCGGTTGAAGGGCTTGCTCTCGAGATCGACGAGGACAATCGCTTAAGCGTTACGCTGAACGGCATTCCGTTTAGCCAAGCGTCGAGCGCGGAGCAACTCAAGGTCTCGACCGCAATCGCAATGGCCGCAAATCCGAAATTGCGCGTTCTCAGGGTCAAAGACGGGAGCTTGCTCGATAAGAACTCGCTCGCAACGCTCCGGCAAATGGCGGCCGACAATGATTTCCAGATATGGGGAGAGTTTGTCGGCGAGGGAGAAGGGGTCGGCGTTATCATGGAATCGGGAAAGGTTCGCGGCGCGGCGGACCCTGAGCCTCTTGATCGACCAAAGCGCCACAAGGTTGCCGAGGATGAAAATGCAAGCGGAGTCCAGAAAGAGGCGGTCGGGGTCAAGCCATCTCCCGAAAATGGCGACGAGCCGTTCGACCCCGATACGGGAGAGCTCGCGCCGGTTCCACGTGAAACCGCGTTCGGAGGTCCGGTCGGAGGTGCAATGTCCGGCTCGGGCGGACCGTCAACCTTATTCGAGCGCATGTCGGACCTTGCAAAGCCGGTCGAGCCGGAGAAGCGTCCCCGCGCCGTTACTGAACTCAGAACAAAGCCAACAGGAGAATGAATATGTCGGACAATGCAAACGACGGTTTCGGGGTCGATTTCGAGAACCTCGGCCCCGTTACGGAGCGGAAAACCCCTAGCCAAACCGACCCGCGTTGCGGCTTCTTTCCAGACATGACGGTCGAGGAGTATTTTGCCGACCCGATCGAGGAGGGGAGCTTGTCGAACTCCGGCATAAAAATCCTCCTCGCCGATACGCCGCTCGAGTTTGCTTGGCAGCATCCCCGCCTTAATCCAGCCGCGCAACCGACAATTGTTGCCGATACGGCCGCGGGTCGGCGCGGCGATATTGTTCACCAGCTCGCACTAGGCAAGGGCAGGGGATACGCTGTCGGGGATTTCAAGGCTTGGCAGTCGAACGAGGCTAAGGCGTTTCGGGACAATGCAATTGAGGCGGGATTAACGCCGATCAAGCGCGCCGATTTCGAGGAGGCCGAGGTTATGGCCGAGGTCGTTAAGGAAAAAATCAGGGTCGCGCTCGACGGCGCGGACTATATGACCGAGGTTCCGATCGTCTGGAAAGAGCCGGTCGGGGGAGCTGGCCAATATATCTATTTGCGCGGCATGCTCGACGTTTGGTGTCCTGAGCGCCTTATCATTCTCGACCCGAAAATAACCGACCGGATAAGCAACGGACCTCCGGGCAAGTTTGCGCTGCAAAACCATTTGGTCGAAATGGGATACGACCGGCAAGCCTCGCTTTACATGCGGGGAATCGAGCAATTGATGCCCGAGGCCGAGAATCGAGTCCGGTTCGAGAACCTCCTCGTTCGACCAAAGGAGCCCTTTGTTGCTCGCCGGATATCTTACGACCGGACATTCCTCCGGACCGCGATATTCGAATGTCGAGAAGCGTTCCGGACCTTTGCCGAGTGCCAGAAGCGCGGCGTATGGCCGGGATATCCCGAGGAGGCCGAGCTTGTCGCTATGCCGCCTTGGATTGAAAACCGCCGGCTCGCTCGAGAGCTGCAAGAGGACGAGGTCTAATCATGGCAAGGAACTTTGAAGCTAAGACGCCGCATTTTGGCAGCATGCCGCTCTCTATCGGCCTTGCCGGACCGCCGGGAGGGGGAAAGACTAAATCCGCGCTCAGGCTCGCCGCTGGTATGCAGCGCGTAAGGCCTGGGCCGATAATCTTGATTGATACCGAGGCGCGGCGAGCGATCAAATATGCCAAATCGGCAAGCAATCCGAACGGATACGAGTTTTTGCATGTCGAGTTCGAGCCGCCTTACGAGCCTAAGCATTTCCTCGAGGCGATCGAGGCTCAGCTAAAGCACAATCCGGCCGCGATCATTGTCGACTCCTTGTCAGATGAGCATGAGGGCAAGGGCGGATATCTTGCAATGCACGACGAGGACGAGCCGAAAGTCGGAGGCAATAAATGGGCGGCCTGGGCTCGGCCGTCCGGCTCGAGGCGAGAGCTCGTTTCCGGTTTCCAGCGTATCAAGGTTCCGCTGATTTTCACTTTCCGAGCGCGCGAAAAGACAAAGCAAGTCGGAAAGAAAATCTTCAATATCGGTTATCAGCCAGTCGCACCGGCCGAGATCGTTTACGCGCTCGACCTTATGTGCAAACTCCCCCCGAATGCCCAGGGTCGCGCGGATTGGAACGCCTCGACGCAAGAGGAGTCGTTCATTATCAAAAAGCCGGAAAGCCTCCTCCGGTTCCTGAGGTCCGGCGAGGTTTTGAACGAGGACCTCGGCGAGGAGTTTGCTAGATGGGCGCTCGGCGACGACGCTCCTCCTCGAGCTTCTCGAGAGGATGGTAAGCGCACCCCTGAGCAAATGGTCGACGACTATGTCGCCGCGGTCAACCGGACCGGTCGCGACGGCGACGGAGCCGACGACCTTGTTAATGGTCGCGACGCGCTTCGCAATTTCCAGTTGAACGAAAAAACGGTCGCATTTGTCGAAAAGATCAAGGCGAGCGGCCGCGACGACCTGGTCGACCGGATTATCGAGGCGAACCGGCGCCGCGCTGAACAACTTTCCCCGATGATCGACGACGACCAAGAAAGCGAGGATTCAAATGCAGACTCTTGAGGACATGGGAAACAGTCTCTCCGCGATGCAGCAAAGGCTGCAACGAATATGGAATGAGGTTCGGCTTGCTCAAACCTTGCCTGAGCGACGCGAGGCAGTAATCAAAAAGCTCAGACCCGAACCGAAAAAGCTCGAGGCTTATATGCGAGGCGGTTTCGGGGTTGAGGACCTCGAGGCCGTTGTCGATCGGACAATGTCGGAAATGATCGGGTTCGAGGTATGCGAGGCAAACAAGGCTCGGCGGCGCGAGCTGCTACGCCTTGCTCGGGAGGTTGAGGATATCCGCGACCTTTTCCCCGCCATGCTATCCGAGATCTCGGGAGGCCTTGCCAGTGTCTCGAGGCAGCTAAAAAAAGAGGGAATTATATAGATGGCCACCTTTGACCACATCAACGCATCGCACCGCTTCGACAATGCCAAGCGCCGGCGTCCCGAGCATCACGCTCGGCAAGCGATGCTTACCCCTTCCTACGTGCTTGAGCCAATTCGAGAATTGTTGGGCGGCATCGCGCTAGACCCATGCACCGACCCAGACAATCCAACGCGCTCAGAGCGGTTTTACCATTTGCCTGATGACGGTTGCTCGCTTCCGTGGGACGCAAGAAATGTGTTTTGCAATCCTCCCTATGGAGAGGCGCGAAATCGTTGGGTTGAGCGGTGTATTGAGGTAGGCAAAGTCTCGAAAGTAGTGCTGCTCATCCCATCGCACACCGAAACGCGGATTTTTCAGACTGCGCTAGAGGCTTGTTCTAGCGTTCTGTTTTTCAAGGCGAGATTGAGGTTTGGCGTCCTTCGGGAAAACAGACGACAAGAGGCCGCCAGTCACGGCTCCGCTCTGTTCGGGTTCGGCGTTGACCTAACCCCGCTTCGCTCACTCGGTGTGCCGATGGTGCGAGCATGACAGGGACTCAAGTATATAATTCCCAAAAAGAGGGGAGGGAATAAATGGTCTCGAAAATCAATCCCGGCCTCGGCAATTATTACCGCCGAGCCTTACCCGACGAACCTATGTTTATTATTCTCGGCCGCGACCCGTCCGCGCCTAAGTTGCTGGTCGAATGGGCGGACAGGCGGCGGCGCGACATTATGAAAGATCTTGTCGATAATTCGGACAAGCTCGAGGACGATTCCGAGTTTTTCAAAGTGCGTCGACGAGAATTGCAGCAATGCACCGAGGCGGACGAGCTCGCCGGCCGCATGGTTGCTTGGCGCAACTCAAACGAGGGAGCATGGCGGGACGGAGCGCCTCCGAGGCCAAGGCTCGGCGATATCGACCCGGCCCTCAAGGAAGCCGTTTCCGACGCGCTCAGGCAATCCCTTGCTCAAATGTGCATGAGCGGAACCGCGGCGATTTCTATCGTCGAGCATGTCGTCAACTCCTGGTCGGTCGGAGGTTTTGCGGTCCGGCGACACTATTTCCGGATTCAAAGCGAGGAAAAATTCGAAAAGCTCGCCGGCGATAATCAGCCAACCTTGCCGGATTTTGACTTGACCGGATACGACGCGACGCTCGGGGACGTTTTCCTCGTCTATAAGGACCCGTCAAACATTCGGGTTCAACTCTCGATCGTCGAGGCATGAAATGCGGCGCTCCGAGCATAATCCGCAATGCCATTGCTGCGGAGCCGGAGGCCTCGGCGTTATTCTTTGGCGGGTCTTACCCGACCCGCCGGAGTATCGCTGCTTAAGGCATAGGAACCGGCTCCCCTGCATTGTTGAGGGTTGCGGCCGGACCTATGCTTTACTCGAGGGAGACGATTATCGAGCGCAAGTCATTTGCGGCCGACATTGGCGGCAAGTTCCTAAGCGGATTCGAGACGCGCTCAACAGGATAAGGAGGCGCGGTCGGCGCTACGGATGGACCGACGATCTTTGCAACCGTCATTCGCGGATATGGCGGCGCGCTGTCATGGCTTTGCGAGCCGGGGAGTTTCTCGACGTCAAGGCAATAGAAAGGGAGTTCGGATAATGCCCGTTCCTATACCACTTCCCGAGCAAGATACATTGGTCGCAATGTTAAGATATGAGCCGGAAACTGGCTTGATCTATTACAAGCATGGTCGACGGGCATTCACGACAAAGACGGCGGCGGGTTACTATCAAGGTCGGATTTCCGGCGTCTTATATTATGCACATCGCATAATCTGGAAAATGGTCGAGGGAGACGAGCCGCCTCAAATTGACCATATCGACGGCGATCGAGGCAATAATCGCTTTTCCAATTTGAGGAGGTCGAGCGCGTCCGAAAATAGTAAGAATATGCGGCGTCATGGTCGAGCGTCTAGTTGCTGCTCAGGCGTTAGTTATCACATGAGGACGGGTCGTTTTAGGGCTTATATTTGCGGAAAGCATATCGGATATTTCCCGACCTTTGAAGCCGCTAGGTCGGCTCGCAACGCTGAAAAGTTGAGGCTTGGCTTTTCCGATCGTCACGGCGAGCCCTTGGTATGATTTTCCGCGAGGAACGAAAACCGGTTCCCGTCGTCCTCGTTCGTATCTTTTGCAGTTGCGGCGGGGAAATGAAAAGCGGCGGGACTCCCAAAATGACAGTCCCGCCGCAATATCGTTACGATTGCGAGAAATGCGGCTCGCGCGCCTGGTCTGTTACCAGATATCCTTTTTTCGAAGCCGTCACCGGCTCAGGATGGCTTTTCCTGCAATTCCTTATGCGCCTCGTCCGAGGCCGCCTGAGCCTTCTCGAGTTCAGATTTCAGCGTTGCTTGATCGTCCTCGTTCAGGGTAGCGGAGATTTGCTCGACCAGCGCGATAAATTGCGGAGCGCGCGCGGTGATAGGACCGATAATCGGCAAAAGCTCGAGGATTGATTTCAACATTTTAAGGCTTCCTTGTGAGTAAGCGGATTTGGTCGGTTAACCCCGCGAGATCGGCCGTCGCTTCTGAAAACGAACGCGAGTTCCCGGCTCGATACGCCGCTCGAGCTGCGAGCAAGGCGTTATAGGCTTTCCGGTCCGCTTCCTTGACCTCGGCGCGGCTCTCGTCACCCTTGACGATTCCGAGATCGAGCGCCGTTTGTGCGAGCTGATTTGCGGAAAGGTAAAGCGTCTCGAGACCGAGCATTGCTTTCTCGTCAATGACGGTTGAATCGGCAACGGACGACGGAGATTGTCCGCTGTCCAAAATTGCCGGAGTGCATGCGGCAAGCGACAAAGCCGCCGCGACCAGTATAGTTCGAATCAGGCGCATATCGGCCCTCCTGTTACGACGGCGGCGCGTCGGTTGCGTTGTCGAAAGAGGTCTCGATTTTCTGTCCGTTAACCGCCCGGACAACCTCTCCCATTTTCGAAATGACGTCGCGAAAAGCCATGAAAATGACAGTCAGAAACGCGACGAGATCGACCTCTATCGCCTGAGCTCTTATCATTTGGTAAATTAACCAGCAAGCCAGCGCGAGGAGACCCGCTCCGAGGAGCGCGTATAGCCAAAGAGCGGCCGTCATGATCGAACGATTTTGCATCATAGCCTCGCCGCTTGAAAGTGCATCCAGTCATAGTTTAGCTCTCGGCCGAGCGAAATCCATCCCTCCGCTTCGAAGGCGTCTACAAACGCCGCGCATTCCGGCTTAGCCATGTGAGCCCTATCCGCTCCCCAGCGCAATTGATTGAACTCGGGGTTATGGTCGATCGAGCATGCGTAAGCATGCGTCGAGAGCGAGTTGCCGCCCCTCATTTTGCGATTGTTGTAACAACCGCCGAACCGGTCAAGGTTGAGATCGACAAGGCGCTGATAGCCGTAAAGCTCAAGAATGCGGCCGTATATCCGAGCCGCGCTTTCGGCGCATTTCTCGTTAATGAGAAACGACTTAACTTTCTGGTCAAGGTCCCAGGCGATACGCATTTCGAACGGCAGATCGAGCCGGACAAGGTTCGTCCCAGGCTTTCCGTAAAATCCCTCGAGCTCCGATTGCCTCGGCCATATTGTCGGCAAATGGGAGATCTCGGACGGTTTCGGAACTATGTCGCGCAGCGCGTTTTGCCATTGCTCAAGCGCAAACTTTGTCGACGGACCGGCGAAACCGTCAATCTTTCCAGGGTCGAACTTTGCGCGTTTCAAAAGCCATTGCGAAAAGGCGATATCTTGTCGCTTCTCAGGCCATGCCCTCGCGTCGACGCCGGCGGCGCGGAGAGCGGCTAGACCGGCGAGGCGCGACCGAGGACCGAATTTTCCGTCGATCTGCCCCGAATAGTATCCCTCGGCCGCAAAGGCGCGTTGCAAAGAGCGATTGTCGATCATTGTTTGAACCATCCCTGAGTAGCGCCGTAAACGAGAAAGACGAGGCAAGCTGAAATCATTGCATTAACAAACATTTTCCAGACGCCCCGACCAATGGTCAAAGAGGCATGCTTCTCGAACTCGTCGCCGAGCCTGTCGATAACTTTTTCAGCGATCTTTTCGATTTCGCTCTCGCTTAATCCTGTCATTCGCGGCCCCATATCGCAGAAAACGCCCGAGCAAATAGACCGCGGCGAAAATGAAAACGAATATCCATAGTCGCCAAGGCTCCATTTTTTCCCCCTATATATGCGACGACGAGTTGAGACCATGCCAAAACGTCAAGCGAGTTAGTCAAGATCGGAGGAGTATCGGCGGGAATTACATAGCGGAACCCGTTTATTACTAGCATCGGAATAAAAAGGCTCGAGATTGTCCGAGCGCGGCGGCCCTGGACATAGGCAGCAAGGAAAACGGCTGTGACGAAATCGACCGCGACAAAGAGGTCCGGCCTTGCATAACCTCCGTTCGCGATAACGATTGTTTGGCAAACAAGCCAGTTGAGCGCGAGAGCGTCGACAATGACGGGTCGGGAGCAAAGGTTCCGGCAAATGTAAAGCGCCGCGATGAATGCCAAGACGTTCAGCGTAAGCATTAAACCCACTCCTCGACTTTGAAACTCCACCTAGTCGCGCCGGGAACGAGCCGTTCGTATCGCTCGAGCTTGGCGAATTTGCCGTAATATAACCGCTCGTCAAGCCCTGCTGTTTGGTCGGGGTCCTCGCAAATGACAAGGGGAGCGGTTTCTCCGACGGTCAAGCAAAGGTCGGTCAACTCGCGAACCTCGGCGTCGGTAATATCTCCGAGAGTCCAATCCCAAGTTTTGAAACGCGCGCCGCGGTTAATTCCAAAGCCGCCGGACAAAAGTCGCTGAGCCGTGCCGGTATCGCCAACGCCTCGACCCGCTCCCCATTCATGCCCCCAGGTCGGTTGAAAAGCGTCGCCGACGACTACGTTCCCGATTTCAAGCCCCGCCGGAGCCCCTGTCGCCTCTAATCGGATATATCGCCAATTTTTCGGAGCAAAGAGCGCAAAGTTCCGGCGCGGCGCGACTGCCTTTAGCTTGTCCGCAACCGATATCGAGCCGGCGCTTTCTGTCGTGTATGCGGCCGCGCCACCGGTTACGGTAAAGGTAAGAGCCGAGCTCATCGCGCCGATAAATACGGCCGAGATCTCCTGAACCGAGCCGAGGTCCAGGTCGATTGTTACAGTCCCGGCCCCTGCCATATAGGCAACCTCTTTCGGGTCCGAGGTCAATACCCTCGTCGCGTCGGTAAGGGTCGAGGCCGCGACTATTGCCGCCACTGGTCGGAGAAATGACATAACGCTCATGGAGACAGCTTTCTAATGACGAAAAGGTCGGTTGTCGTTTCGTCCTCTCGGTATCCAATGACAAGAGCGGCGACGCCTGAGCCGTAATCTCCGAGGCTCCCCTGAGCCGTAATAACCTTTCCGGCGAGATCTCGGCGAGCCCCGGCGACGGTCAAGCGGTCCTCGACAAGCGGCCCCTTGAGAAAAGCGAATTGCCGAGCCGCCTCGGCATTCGCTCCGGCAATGGTTGCAAGAGGAGAAATGATCTCGCTATCGACCGCCCTGTCCCCCCAGGTTGCCGAGAATCCGGAATCGTTCGACGATACGAATAACGCGAGCGAGCGCAGATAGAGCGCATATCCGGGATTTACGGCTGTCATGCGGTCCGAGCCTTACTCGATCTCGACCAGGTTTTCGAGAGCGGCTAGTCGCTGCTCTTGAGCCGCCGCAATAAAAAGGGCGAGCTGGTCAACGCGGACGCCGAAGCGGTTCCCATCCGCCATGACTACGCGGGTTTCGCCGGTAGCGCGCTGCTCAGTGCGCGGCAGATCGGTTTCGTTGCCCTCATCATCCAGAATTGCCGGGATTTGAATGTTTTCGAACACTGACTCGCGTTGCTCGTCCCATTCATCCCAACAAAGGAACGCATAGGGCGCTAACCCCGGCTTGCCGTCCTCTCCGATCGGGTCCGCGAGCCCTTCCTCAGCCATAATGGCCCAAACCGCTTGCGCTCGGACTCCGACATGCAAGCGCGCTTTCTCCGGACCTTTTTTCTCGACCGCTTCATTCCATTGATAAACGCCAATCTCGCTAGCAATGCGGCTTGCGGCGCGCAACTCAGCTTCATTCAACGCGCCACGCCACGCCTTTTCTCGTTCGTCGGAAGTGTTAATCGTTCCGGTTCCAGCGTATATAACCGACCAGCGAAAAGGAGCTTCGCCGATAGACTGGCTATTGTCAGCTGTCGGGCGGATATTGCCTAAATTATTGATCCGCACGCGTTCCTCTGAAACGCCATCGCGCGCAGTATAAAAGCGCAAACCAGCATCTTGATTGGCTAGCGTTGTGTCCCAGGCGTTTTCTCCATCGGCGGTTATTCGCGCCATTTCTGTTAATACACCACCCCCCCAAAGTTTTGATTGAAAGCTCAGTCCAGAGCCGTAACCGCCTTGTGTGCTTTCCAAAACAAGGTTGTAACCGCCAACCGCCGTATTTTTAGGCTTCGCATGATAATAGCCAAGGCTCGAGACTGCGAAGAATTGCGAGCCGGTATAATTGACGCCCCCCGCGCCGCGCTGTCCGAGCAAAACGTCGGCGTCTTGAACCTCGGTCGTATCGGTAAACCCGTCGAAAGGCTGGTCGGCCATTATTGAAGCTCCTCGATATCAGCTCGAACCGCGTCGAGATCTGCGATTGTTGTCGCGGCCGAGATCTTTTCCTCGATCGTATTCGACCAGGCGCGAATAGTTGCTACATGCTCCCTGCGAGCCTGAGCTCCGACCGCGTTCGGTTCGGCGAGGTCGTTAATCTGTTGCCAAAGAGGCGCGGTTTCGACGATCTTTTCGCCGGCGCGACGACGGACATAATCGAGAAGCCCCGGCCTATGCTTTTCAACCTCGCGCGCCTCGACCTCGTCCTCTCCGAGCTCGCGCCAACGATAGAACTCTTTGTCGTATCCCGACGACTGAGGAGTCTTGCCTTGCTGAGTAATAACCTCGAATTGCTCGAGTTCATCCCGGCGCGTTACTAGCCAATGACGCATGCCTTAACTCCCTTGCGCTGTTGCGGTTCCGTAAAAATACATGGTCACGGAACCCCCGGCTCGCCTGAGCAATAGCTGAAATTCGTATTCTGTGCCATTGGTCAAGCCGGTTTTTTGCATAGTGACCGCGATCGAGCCGGGAGAGCTTTCCGGTTCGCTTGGATAGCCGAACTCAGTTGACGCGGTCGACGATATGATTTCCGACGCAACATCGGCGAAAGAACCCCCGATCGTGCGCCATTGCCACTTGCCGTAAGCATGCGTCGACCCGTTCGACCCGTTCGCGCGGTCGAACGAGGCTGGAAATGTTAGGTCGACAACGCCGCCCGGACCGGCCTTGCATTTTAGAACGCGCGTATTTGCTGAGCCGTAAGAGGAAGAGTTCGGGTTCGTTATTGTTGAGGTATAATCTACCGTTCCGCCGCCGGGGTCCGGAGCCGGAGGCGGGTCCGGCAAAACCGAAATCGTCAAGCGCGCCGTTCTGGTCGTTCCGAGATAACTCGCCGAGATCTCGATAACTGAATTAACGCTGATATCGGTTATTGTGAGCGCACCGGTTGCCGACCCTATGGTCGACGAGGCGTCGCCGGAGATAAGGGTCCGCGACCAGGTCGCCGACCCTGTTACATCGGTCGAAGCGCCGCGAATGAGTTTGAAATATAAGGTTTTCGAAAGCTCTCCCGATTTCGGCTCGCCTGCAAAATCGACCTTTACCTCGAGCGCGGTCGAGCCGCTTACCAGCATGGTAACGTCGGCGTTATCCTCGGGTCGACCAGTTCCGGAAACGGTCGACCAAGTCGCGCGCGTCCCTGCAATCTCGGCGATCTTATTGAGCAAAGTTTGCCGAGCGTTATAGACGTCGGTAAATTTCGAATTGAATGTTACCCGGACGACGGCGGTATCGGCCGCATAATTATTATATGCCGGCGAGAGGCCGCTGAGATAGGTTGTCAGCGCGGAAACGGCGGTCGTATAAGCGGTTTTCTCGGTCGTTATGGCATAGCTTGTTGCCTGGGCCTCAATCCCCGATTGCTCGCCGAGAATCGCGTTATATTTCTGAACAACGTCCGGCTTTTCCCCTGCCGAAAGGACGTTGTCGCTCGCTATATTGTCGAGCTCGGCAAGGGCTTGTGTCGCTTGAGTAAGAGCCTGAGCTGCGGAAATGACGCTTTGCTCGATACGAATATCGCTAATCGCGCGCCATGTAATGAAAATCGGATTTCCTCCGATAGTCGGCCTCGCCGAGCCGATAGTTATAGGTCCGAGGGTTCGCTGATATTCCCGGTTTCCGTCGTCGGTATCAATCCAGCGTTGACCCGCCTCGGTTTCATCCCATGACGGAGCCGACGCTTGTAACCATGACAAAAAGCCCTCGATCTGAGCGATTTCGGCGTCCGAGTGTTGCCTGTGATTCCGCTGATATCCGAGGCGGCGGTTTTTTACCGGCTTGAACGTCCGCTCGCGGTTATAGTCGACTATGCGGACAGCTTCGACCGGCGAGGTCAATTTGATTTCTGAGAGCTCGATAACGCCGTCGGCGCGCGCCTGCCATAGGATAGAAACTCCCTTGAGGAGCCGGTCAAGCGCCTGGGCCGAACTTTCCGAGGCGTTGTCGAGGTGTATCCCGGCAACATCGCCGCGAACCCCATTGATAGCCGCGACGTTCGATATTGTGAGACTCGAAGCGGCCGAGACAATGCGCTCAGCAATCGAAGCCGCGGTTTCGACATATCCCGACCCGATTTCTCCCTTGAAATCGACCGTCAAAGGTCCCTGAGGCGTTGTCCACCATTTGACGCAAGCAATAGACGGCGCGATAACCCCGCCACCCTGAGGCGCTGTTGTGGCGATCAAGGCATTAAGGGTCGCTGTCACGCTTCCTTGCCACGCAACCGAAACAAGGCTCGAGGCTGAACGGCCCATATCCTTTACGTCGTCGATCGACTGTAGCGGCTTTGAAGGATCTCCGATCTCGAATATCAGCTCGGCCGCGTTCAGCAATCGAGCCTCGACATTGAAAACCCGACCAAAGGAGCGACGCTTTACCCGTTCCGCAACGGTTGAATCTCCCTCGATATCTCCGGTCCCGGCGAACCTTTCCGTAAGAGCGGGGTCGTCAAGAGCCGCCGAGGCGTCCCTGAGCGCGAAAGACATTTGTCCGTTGCGAACCGTGACGTCGACGACGGTTCCCTTTACAAGCGTCGTCCAAGTAGGAACCGCGAGCTCGTCGTCCCCGACAAAAACCTCTATCGCAGCTCCGGCCCATAAAAGGGCGCTCAGGCTGGCAATTGTTGCTTGAGACGCTGGAAAGAACTCGAGCGGTCCTAATTGCGGCCGCGCGCCGCCGGAGAAGCCGTTTTGATCGAACTCGACCTTTGCCGAGAACCGCGGCTCAGAAACGATTCCGGAAAGCCAATCGTTCCTTGATCTATGGCGATACGCTTTGACGCCGCCGCCGGCGAGAGCGACGGGAACGGTTGCACCGGTTGTCGCGTTCCAAGGGCTCGCCTCGACGAGTATTGTCCTCGCCATTAGAAAGCCACCGCCACGCCGCGGAGAAGCGACGAGGTATCGCCAAGGCCGGAAAACGCGCCGAACCCTTGCGAGGAGAGCAAGTTCCCTATCGACTCGAGTCGAGTGTTAGCTGTCGCGAGAAGGTCGTTCGTCTCGTTTGTAAGGACGTTGTTTTCGGTCAAGGCGTTTAGTTGCGCGACCTGTTGCTCCGCGGCCTTTTGAATCCGCTCCTCCTCGGCCTTGATAATGCGCTCAGCGTTCGCGATTGCCTGGGCTCGATCATTTGCAAACTCCGGACCCGCGGTTCCGAACGCTTCTCGAGACGTCTCGACAAGGCGGCGTTGCAAATCGGCGTATCGGTCAATCGCACCCTCGACCCCGGCGTCAATATCTGCCTGAGCGTCGCCTATTTCTTTCAAGAGCTGCGAACGACGTTGCGACGCCGACCCCTCAAACAACGCGCCGAAACTGAGATCGTCGAGGAGATCTTTCAATGAGCCGACCTGAGCCTCGAGCGCCGCGTCGAGGAGCTTTTTCCGTTCCTCGGCATTGATGCGCTCAACCGCGATAAGATCTAGACCGTATGCTTTAGCAAGGCGAACCCGCTCAGCCGCCGCCTTGTCAGCGTCCCGGAATGCTTTTTCGAGATCGGTAAGGCCTGCAATTAAGTCCTCGAGATCTCGAACCGAAAGAGCTTCGCGGACCGCTTTGTCAATATCGGGATTTGAGCGCAGCGCCTTTTGCATCGCCTCGGAAATTCCAGCAATTGCGCCTTGTCCGATAGCGGTCGAGATAGCAAAGGCGAGAGCCTCCTCCTCGCCACCTTTGCCAAAGTCCTTGACGTCTCCGAACTTGGTTTTCAACTTGCCGGAGCGACCAGTTGTCGAGACCCGAGCCTTGCCGTTTACGGTTCCGATCGAGACCAGAAACTTTCCGATATCGGCGTCGAGAGCGTCGGCGATATTTGCAATCGCGTCTTGAACCGAACCGCCGAGCCCTGTTGCGATCTCGCGCGCCTGGGCCTTGTTTCCGCGAATTGTCGGGTCTCCCGAGCCGGATACGACCGCGGTTCCGTAAGGCGTCTTTTTGAGAGCGCCGCCAAGCAAGCCGCCAATAACCGAGCCGATAATATCGCCGCCCGGAATAGGAATAAAAGAACCGATAGCGCCGCCAATCTGAGCCCCTACCGTCGACGTTTTGACGCCGAGCGCCTTTCCTATGGCCGCGACTTGAGTCCCTGTCTGAGCCCCGCTAAGCGCGCCGCCGAGCTTCTCCCCGAGCTTCGACGCGAATTTGTCGCCGAATATCTCAGTCCCGAATTTCTCGTTCAGCTCCTTAAGGCCGCCGAGAACCCCTCCCGGCGTTCCTCCGGTTGCTAGGCCATACAAAACGCCGGACAATACGCTTTGCAGGCCTGAAAAGAATTTGACCCCGAGAGCCTGGTCAAGCCCCTCGAGGACGGGTCCGGCGATCGAGGCGGTAAGGCGTTCGAAATAATCTTTCGGGTCGAGGCCGTAAACGGTCCGCTTAAGGTTTAGGCCATTGACGACGATCTCGTCTCCCTGCCCTCCGGCCGAGGCTTCTTCAGGAGGGGGAGGCGTAGCAATACCAGCGCCGGCCGTTCCTCCCGAGACGACGGCGTCGATCTTGTCAATTGCGCGACCGACCGAATCGGCAAAGTCGCCAGCAACCGCGCCGGCGCGCTTTGTTTCTGTCGACATGATATCGACGCTCGTCTTGACGCCGTTCTCGCCTTTCACAAACTCGTCAAGCTCGCGCAGAGCCGGTCCGAATAGGCGCTCGGTCAAGATTTTCCCCCGTATGTCGAGGAACCCTTGCTTGAGCGTCTTAAGGATATTTCCGCCCCTGCCCGAAAGGATGGATTCGAGCTCGGCGCGGACGTCGCGCGTAACGCTGAGATATGCGTCCGTCAGTTCGCGACGGCGCTCGAGAACCTCGTTCAGCTCGCGCTCTTGCCTTACCTGGTCGACAATGGCGCGGCGTTGCTCCTCTTTGACCTCTCCGACCCGCTCCTCGAGCTGATAAATGATCTCGAGCGCCCGAGCCTCGTCCTCTCGTCCCGCCGCGATAAGGCGCTCGACATTCATCCGTTGTTCGGATTGCTTGAGGAGGTCGTTAAATGGTCGGACAAGCGCCTCTTGAACGACCAGCTTTGCGGCCTCGGCTTCCTTGATCGTTTGCTCGAAACCCGGCGGTTTCCGCTTCGCGAGATCTGCGATAATATCGTCGAGTTCGCGCGTCGCCTGATTTGCTTTGTCGACAAGTTTCGGCGTTTCGTCGAACGCCTCGTTCAGCCGCTTAACCCGCTCCTCGGCTTTCTGTCCGAAATCAGCCAATTGTTGAGCCTCGCGCGCGCCTGAGCCTGAGCCGCGCGTCTTTCGGCCTCCGGTTTTGCGGCCGCCTTTCCGGAACTCGGAGGCGAGCGAGCCTGTGTTGAGCGACTGGTCGATAAGATCGGCCGTTTGAGACTTCGCGTCGGCGCTAACCGCGTCAATTATGGCTTGCTGAAATTCATTCCGCGACACTCCGGCGCCGCGAAAGTCGAGCGTTTCGGACAAGCGGAGCGCGGTTTCCGACGAGACCGAGCCGTCTTTGACCCCTGCAATAATTTGTCGGAGATTTGCGGTCGACTTTTGACTCTGAGCCGAACCGTTGCGGAGGCCGAGAAATAGACCAGCCGGACCGAGCGCGCCAAATCCGCTCGCGCCTGCCTTTAACCGATCGGTAAACGGAGTTTTTCCGGCGCTCGAGAATGCCTCGGCCGACGATTGCCGTTGCTTAAGAGCCTCGGCGCGCAAATTGATAGCGGTAAGGCGCGCGTTCAGAATGAGGAGTTCGTTTTGCTTGGCGATCTTGCCCGAGGTCTCGTCGAATATCTGTCCGAGGACCGACTGAGCTTGCGACAAGCCGTCGGAACCTGCCTCGGCCGCCGCCGCCGCCTCGGTATTATCCCAAAGAGCTGCGGTCAAAAAGCCGACAACGGTAACGGTCCCGAGAATGATCGAGCCCCAGGGTCCGGCAAGAAATGCGCCGACCGCTCCGAGACGGCCGCCCATTCCGGAAACGGCGGCGGCCGTCTGTCCCGCTTGCTGTCCAAAGACGACGAGCGGGTTAATCCCGAGCGCGAGGCTTTGCGTTATATCCTGAATCTGGAAACCGAGCTGAGTATATGCCGCGCGCGCC